TCATATTCCAGATTTACTTATCATAGATTACATGATGCCAGAGATGGATGGGCTTACAGCATTGAGAATTCTACGTAGCAAGGGAATCAACAGTAAGGCAGTAGTAATTTCTGCCTATTTGAATGATATAGTTGAAAAAATGATTCCAACAAATAATGTACAGGTTGTGATAAGTAAACCTTACTCTTTAAGCGATCTTTCGGAAAGGATCGTGGACGCCTTGAAGGAAACAGTGACAAAGGAGGACGACCGTGAAACGCGTTACTAGTGTTCAAACGTGGGTGATCTGCGTAGCGACGTTTGTTCTCGCTGCGAACATTGGGCTAACACTAGATGGGTGTCATCATAAGCCTACTCCACCGATTACGATCCCGACAGAGGGGGCCACCACAGATCCAACGAGCATTCTAAACAATCCCAACGCAACGATAGAGGAGTTGAGAAAAGCCATCAGAGACTCAAAAGCAGAGACCAACATGTTAAAGGATAAGTACAAGGCCGCTATTGAGGAAGCTGTCGTAGCTAAACTCTGGTGGGCGTTTGGAATATGTTGTCTAGCTGCCGTTGCGTGTGGAGCTGCAGCTTGGTTCCTTCCGTTGTTCAGGGGGAAGGCGATCCAAGGGGTTATTTTCAGTGGGATAGCAGCTTCTCTGTGCATAGTTCTCATGAAACTAGTCCCTCATATGTGGCAGATCGCTTGGGGAGTTGCAATTCTAACTCTGGCCGCGATAGTATTCTATCTGATGCGTCACGCAAAGGGGGTGTCTACTGCCTTTGCTTGGACAACTGAATTTGCCCAGAAGGCAGGGGAGACAGTTCAAGGGGCTGTGGAGAAAGAGAAATTCTTTGTCGAGAAGCTTGCTGCTTCCAAGTCATTTGATCGTGAGGGCCTGAAGGCTCTCAGAGACAGGGCTCTGGCGACACTGAAGAAGGCGACAGTTGCTCCAGTAGCGAAGGCGTGACATTCGTCACGCTCCGGCCAGGGTAGTGGGAGTGTAGCGATGGACGAAAATCTTTCTGCTCCTCCCACTACCCCTATGCCTCCAAGGCTTGCGAGGGTGCTGCCATGACGGAACTACATCGTGTCCCCAGAAAACAGCTTGACGTCGATCTGTACGCAAAAACAGAAGACATGAGCGAGATTGCAGGCCTTGGACATACCACTGCTGAGGTCAAATACGCAATAGAGCATGGAAGTGGAGGTCCGGGATATCAGGGGGCCCAAGGGGAGGCTGGCTTTGGAGCTCAGGGACGACAAGGGGAACTAGGAACTCAAGGTGCTGATGGGACAGGCGCCCAGGGAAGTCAGGGTTATTTTGGTGTGCAAGGCGTGCAGGGGACAAATCCTGGGGTTCAAGGTCCGCAGGGGAGGCAGGGATGGCAAGGTACAGCTGGGGCTCAGGGGACAGCTTCAGATGTAATGAGATTCGTCGGGAATATCTCGGTCAATGGAGATTTCCCAGCCTCCCCTTTAAACGGAGACGTTTACCATATCACAGCTTCAGTGACGGATCCATATCATAGTTCTAAATCTTTTATTGCTGGGGATGAAATAGTGTTTTCAGATACTAGCAATGATTGGGAACTTCTTGGATCGGATATCGTTGGGGTTCAAGGTCCGATAGGGCCACAGGGATTAGTAGGCGCTCAGGGGTTATCTGGAATTGGAGTTCAGGGAGACATTGGATTCCAGGGGGTGCAGGGGATCCAAGGTAATCAAGGGCGGCAAGGATTTGTAGGACTCCAGGGCAACCAAGGGTGGCAAGGAATAGGTGGGTATCAAGGGGTCCAAGGTCGTCAAGGTTGGCAAGGCCCTGGAGCTCAGGGTGCTCAGGGCTGGCAAGGAAAAGACGGAACGCAAGGAGCTCAAGGTTGGCAAGGATGGCAGGGATTAGGCAATGTTGGCTACCAGGGGATCCAAGGTTGGCAAGGCACCCCCGGTGTTCAAGGGAGTCAAGGATGGCAAGGTTGGCAAGGGGGGATCGGTTCTGGAGTTCAGGGACCCCAAGGTACACAAGGCGCACAGGGACTTTTAGGAATGCAAGGGGTACAAGGACGTCAAGGCATTCAAGGTCTTCAGGGAATTCAGGGGCCACAAGGAAATCAAGGAAATCAAGGGCTTGGTAATCAGGGGTGGCAAGGACTTGGGAACTTGGGAACCCAAGGAGTCCAAGGATGGCAAGGGGGAGCAGGGGGAGGCTCGGCTCTATCGCGTTATCAAGCCCAGAGTACTGCAGGAGAAGAGGTAGAAGTTCTTGCTTCTGGAGCTGGGATTACATACAGTAGAGTTGGGGCTCTTGGAACATTCGCTATCCCCGGTGGAGTCAAACTCGTTTCTGCCATGATGCGTCTATCAGGAGCGACTTTAGGGGGGAGCGTTCTTACCATAGATCTTGGGACAAACGACATGGGGAATACGGCTGCCTCGAATAGATGGCAACCGTTGGTTAACTGTCTAAGAGAAGACACCTGGGCTGCACAGGCTGTTACTTTAACAGCAGTTGCTGGGACTAATACCCAGTACAATATAAACAACCTCAATACATCCCAGATTAATCACATACGTCTGGGCTTCTAAAGAAAGGGGCAGGATGTGGCTAATCCACTCTTTCAGGCCAGGTTCGAAGTAACTGGAGTTGAACAGGTAGATGTTTCTACCTGGCAAATGACAGGCGAGGTCATCGATAGTAGCGGGACAGGGTTTGGTCCAGCCGATGCAGAGGTTGGGAATCTTGTTTTTGATGAAGATGTATCAATCTTCATTGGCACAGTAAATTGTTGGAAAGTCACAGAGCTTGTTGCTGTTGGACCCTCAAGAACCTTAGTTGTTAAGGTTCAATACGCTGAACCAGGTAGTCCTGGAGGAATGGGAGAACCTCAGTCTGGATCTTGTGCTATCTGTAAATCTGTTGGAGTAACTCCTCTAAATCTATCGCAGACTCCTGCCCAAGGATGGGTTCAAATTGGAGAAACTCTACAAAATGGGGTTCGAAATTACGATATGCGAACAGTTGCTGGAGTTGGAGCACAAGGGTCTCAAGGGCATCAGGGATATCAGGGTGCTGCGGCTGATGTAATGCGTTTAATGGGAGAAATCAATAGCAATGATGACTTCCCTGAATTCCCCGCGAATGGAGATGTGTATTACGTTGCTACAACGGTTACAGATCCATACCGCACTTATCAATCTTTCGGGCCTGGGGACGATATTGTCTATGATGTAACCTCAGACTCTTGGATTCTTTTAGGCGGAATGTTCCATGGTTCTCAAGGACCGCAAGGATCTCAAGGGCGGCAGGGCTGGCAGGGGGCTGGAGTCCAAGGGTGGCAAGGTTGGCAAGGCCTAGCTAATGATGGAGTCCAAGGTCCTCAGGGGTGGAAAGGGGACAAGGGAGCTCAAGGGAATCAAGGAAATCAAGGACTTCTCGGATATCAAGGGAATCAAGGTGTACAAGGATGGCAGGGGACTGCCTCTGATGTAATGGTTTTTAAGGGAACCATAAATGTAAATGGCGATTTCCCCGCTAGTCCTTCGAACGGAGACGTCTACGCCATTACAGCGTCTGTAACAGATCCCTATCATTCGCATATGTCATTTATTGCCAACGATGAAATTGCTTACTCTTCTGGACTTGGAGACTGGATCTTACTAGGCAATAATCTTATTGGGCCTCAAGGAAATCAAGGGCGTCAGGGATGGCAGGGCTGGCAAGGAGTTGATGGAACACAGGGAAATCAGGGATGGCAAGGACTTGAAGGAACTCAAGGCACTCAGGGCTGGCAGGGATTGGAAGGGACTCAAGGGAATCAAGGCAATCAAGGCAATCAGGGTTGGCAAGGATATAGGGGGTTTCAAGGCTTTGATGGCGTACAAGGGACCCAGGGATGGCAGGGGATAATAGGGCTGCAAGGTAACCAAGGACTTCTGGGGCTTCAAGGGGCACAAGGATTCCAGGGACTGATAGGATTACAGGGTAATCAGGGTTTCCAAGGAGATATTGGATTCCAAGGCGATATTGGATTGCAGGGTAATCAGGGATTCCAGGGATATCAAGGTCTTGTGGGTTTGCAAGGAAATCAAGGGTTCCAAGGGTTCCAAGGCAATGATGGATACCAAGGATTCCGTGGATTCCAGGGTTTCCAGGGGAATCAGGGAGCTCAGGCTGCGTACACAGGAAATGTTCAGCCATACCTTTGGGATAACACTATTAGTGATCATGATCCAGGTCCTGGGTATATTGCAGGCAACTCAGCAGTAAGTCCTCTTCCCATTACTAAATTCTGGATTGACATACAGAACGCCAAGAGTGTTGACATAACAGCTTGGATTGAGAATCTAGATGAGTCCACAAACGGGACCAAGGGATTTTTGACATATTCAAACTACGACAATTCTAAGTGGGCCACGTACCAATTGATATTAGTTACTAACAAGACTGGATATTATGAGCTAGAAGTTATTTATTTAGCAAGCAGTGGAGGGCTGTTGTCCTTAAATGAACAACTTCTTCTCGGCTTTACGCAGACCGGAGATATAGGTTATCAGGGAGTGCAAGGAGTCCAAGGTTATCAAGGAAATCAAGGACGTCAGGGCGCTCAAGGAATAGAAGGGACCCAGGGTAATCAAGGCTGGCAAGGCTGGCAGGGGGTTATAGGCTTTCAAGGTTTTGACGGGGTTCAAGGCTTCGATGGATTCCAAGGCTTTGATGGAGTCCAGGGGTTTGATGGAGTTCAAGGATCTCAAGGTTGGCAAGGGGTGGAGGGCACTCAAGGAGCCCAGGGTTGGCAAGGACTGGAAGGAACTCAAGGTAATCAAGGTAATCAAGGTAATCAAGGGCTTCTTGGTATACAAGGAAATCAGGGCTGGCAAGGATTAATAGGACTACAGGGGAATCAAGGGTTCCAGGGGTTCGTTGGTTTACAGGGTAATCAGGGATGGCAGGGACTTATTGGGTTACAGGGAAATCAGGGTTGGCAAGGATTAATGGGAGTGCAGGGCGTTCAAGGACTTCAGGGATATCAAGGATGGCAAGGAGTAATGGGCGTTCAAGGGGCTCAAGGTTACCAAGGCTGGCAAGGGTTGATTGGGTTGCAAGGAAATCAAGGGTTCCAGGGATTAGAAGGAACACAAGGAACTCAAGGCTGGCAAGGACTCGAAGGGACTCAAGGGTCTCAAGGGTTTCAAGGTGATCTTGGATTCCAGGGTTTTGACGGAGTTCAGGGTCCGCAAGGACTCGAGGGAACTCAAGGATTCCAGGGATTAATAGGGCTCCAGGGGGCTCAAGGTTGGCAAGGTCTTCTTGGTCTACAGGGCCATCAAGGATGGCAGGGACTTATAGGGCTACAGGGAAATCAAGGCTGGCAAGGCCTCATTGGGTTACAAGGATCTCAAGGGTATCAAGGTTGGCAGGGCATAATAGGATTGCAAGGATCCCAAGGTTATCAGGGAGACATGGGCGTCCAGGGGGTGTGGGGATTCCAAGGAAATGACGGATATCAGGGATTTTTCGGCAATCAAGGAATTCAAGGAGTTCAGGGACTTAGAGGATTTCAGGGTTTCCAGGGTTGGCAGGGGATCGAGGGGCTTCAAGGAGTTCAGGGTGTTCAGGGTTATCAGGGGTGGCAAGGGATTCAGGGGATTCAAGGTATTCAAGGATATCAAGGATTCCAGGGGCTCTTAGGGTTACAGGGGGATCTAGGAATTCAAGGTATTCAAGGATGGCAAGGAGGCCCAGGTTCTCTTTCCGGAGTAACCTACTACCTGGATGATGCTGGTTCCAGTTTTGGTTATAACTCTCTTACTCGTTCTCCTGTTGGAGGGGACGAGGTTATTGACAGCATATCCCTAAACAATGCTTCAGGCGAACTTTTAATAGAAGGGTACATAACATCTGCATCTGATCCAAATGTTACGTTGATCGATGCTGGAGTGTGGGAATTCGATACGTACTGTTATGTTGATAGTCCAACGGGTGTTTCTGAAATCATCATCAGAGTGTTTAAGAGAGATCTTAGCAATCTAGAGACTCCGCTTTTCAATATTACTACAGGAGAAATCAACAACACCTCCAACACGCTAGTAGAGATTTTTTCTACACAAGGTTCGTTTGTTTTAAATGCCACAGACAGGATAGTGGTAAAATATTCGGCACAAACTACGTCTGTAGGAACGAGGACTATCTATTTCACCCATAATGGCACTTCTCATTATACGCACTTCCATACTCCATTGATCACGGTAGGTCCTCAAGGTCCTCAGGGATTCATGGGGATTCAAGGTGTTCAAGGAGTCCAAGGGGTTCAGGGACTTGTAGGCCTCCAGGGGACTCAGGGGAATCAAGGCTATCAGGGATTCCAAGGGTTATCTGGATTACAGGGGGCTCAAGGATTCCAGGGATGGCAAGGGGCTCTTGGATTCCAGGGGTTCGATGGGGTTCAGGGTCCGCAGGGGGATATGGGCATTCAAGGGATTCAGGGCGTTCAAGGATTAGCTGGAGTTCAGGGCGTTCAAGGAATTCAGGGCTTCAGAGGATTCCAAGGAAATCAAGGGTTCCAAGGCGATATAGGGCTCCAAGGGAACCAAGGGTTCCAAGGTGATATTGGCGTTCAAGGATCTCAGGGTTGGCAAGGACTTATAGGATTACAAGGTAATCAAGGCTGGCAGGGCTGGCAAGGTTGGCAAGGGTTGGGAGGGACCCAAGGATCTCAGGGTTGGCAAGGGCTAATGGGAATTCAAGGGATCCAAGGAGTCCAAGGAGTTCAGGGGGTCCAAGGAGTTCAAGGAAGACAGGGAATTCAAGGAGTTCAAGGGCCGCAAGGGAGCCAAGGTTGGCAGGGTTGGCAAGGGCTTGTAGGGCCACAGGGGGTTCAAGGATTCCAGGGCTGGCAAGGGGTTGGATCTCAGGGCGTCCAGGGAATAGCGGGGAACACCGACACGATAATGTCGGTAGTCAAGGATGCCGATGAGTCGGTGACCAGCAGCACCGCGCTTCAGGACGACGACGAGTTGAAGTTTTACATGGAGGCGAACACCTCCTACTCGTTTGAGATCACGGCTTGGGTATACGCTGCGAACAGCAACCCAGACTTTAAATGCGCAGTGAACGGTCCAACCGGGCTGTCCAGACTTCGGATGAGGACCGACTACAGCGCGGTTGGTGGATTGAGTGAATCGTCATCGGCCATTTCCACTTCTTACGACGAGGCGAAGAACTCACCGTGGGGGTCCAACGCGCCCGACATCGCCCGCGTCTGGTTGAAGGGATCCATTGACAATGGGAGCACTGCTGGAGACTTGATCTTCCGGTGGGCTCAAAAGGCTAGCAGTGCCACCGCGATTACAGTCAAAGCTGGAAGCTGGCTAACTGCCTATAAGGAAGGAGCTGTTGGTCTCGGCCCACAGGGATTCCAAGGGTTCCAAGACGCGATAGGAAGACAGGGGTCCCAGGGTTGGCAGGGACCTGGCGCTCAAGGTGCTCAAGGTGGTGCCTCTACCGCTGCCAACATCCACGTCTACTCTCATACATCGGTAAGTATCACCAATAACAATACCTGGTATGACGTTCCCTTCGAGCACGAGAACGTGAAAGAAAACATCACACACGATAACTCAACCAACCCTGAACAGATTACGTTGGTTAATGCTGGAACTTACCAGGTAAATTTTGATGCGGAATTCAACAACGCCACAAACGCCACAGCCTTCGTCATCCGTCTTTTGAAGAATGGTTCTGAAGTTCCTGGTAGTTACAGACAACTGATGCACTATGCTGGTGGATATCCAATCGCCCTTGCTGGTAATGCCTTGGTGGTTAGCGATGGGGATGACGTAATAGAGATGCAGGTTGGAGCAAGTCGCGCATCTTCAAGCACGGCTAATATTACCACCGAACCCGACCCAGACCCTACAACATGGGTGATGTGTTCTCTTGCCGCCCATAGTTTGGTTGGAGTTACTGGGGCTCAGGGCTATCAAGGTCCGCAGGACTCTGTGGGACGTCAAGGTGCTCAGGGCGTCCAGGGTGTTCAGGGCGCCCAAGGGGTGCAGGGAAATCAAGGTTGGCAAGGACTTGCAGGGACACAGGGAAATCAGGGCTGGCAGGGCTGGCAGGGATGGCAGGGATTAGTTGGGCTTCAAGGAAACCAAGGATTCCAAGGACTAATGGGAGTCCAGGGGGTTCAAGGGGTCCAAGGGCGCCAAGGATGGCAAGGGTTTCAAGGCTTAATAGGAGTCCAGGGGGTTCAAGGTGTACAGGGAGTGCAAGGCCGTCAAGGATGGCAGGGTTGGCAAGGATTAATAGGACTACAGGGGAATCAAGGATTCCAAGGGCTCGTAGGTTTACAAGGCAATCAAGGATGGCAAGGCTGGCAAGGACCTGGAATCATCGGCGATGGGATCGCAAAGTTAACCGTGGGGACAACACAGCCTACAGGTCCAGCGACTGGGGACCTTTGGGTAGATACGAACTAGGAGGTTGCGATGCCTGACGCTGTAGACATTGCCGCTTGCGTCCATTACCTTTATCGTGACGCACGTTTTAAAGGATCAGCAACGATAGTTGATTTCAACGATTGGAATAATCGTGAATGGGTAGACGGAAGAGGAAACAAACCAACACAACAAGAGATAGAAACGGTATGGCCCATCGTTCAAGTAATTGTAACTCCTCCATCTCAAATGATGATTCTAGCTATAGAGATTGCGAGGTATGATGAGATAACAGCAGCTGAGTCCGTGGAAGAAGCTAAAAAAATACGAGGCAAGAAGGGCGAGGATTAACACATGTCTTTCAGTTACATGAAGTTGTCTCGTCGGCAAGTTCGTCCATTATCCTATACAGCAATTGCTAGCGGAGCTTGGAGAACGCAGACTCTAGCCACAGAAGATCACGACTTGTTGGCAGAGGTTACCTTGTCTTCAAATCAATTCACATTACAGGCTGGCACTTATCGGATCATGTGCTACGCGATAGCAGGATTCAATCCGTCATACGGGCACAGGGCTAGACTTCAGAATACAACGGACGCAACAACGACTCTTTCTGGAATGAATGGGTACAATAAATATGGGTATTCAGACGATAACAGTCTAATTATGGGACAATTCACTATAGCAGCGCAAAAGACATTTGAAATTCAGAATTATGTTAATAGCAATTGTAATGAAGGAGCTGGAGTTGACACCGGAGAAGACTACGTTTGGTGTATTGTCATTCTGCGCAAAGTGGATCCTGCAGAGGCCTACGCTCTGTACTCTCATGTAGCAACTTCAGGAACTGGTGGCGGAACTCTTACAACAGGAGCTTGGAGAACAAGTCCGATAACCACCGAAGATTTCGATGTTGGGTCTTATGGCTCTCTTGCTTCTAATCAGATAACGCTGGCTGCTGGGACGTACGAGATTTTTGCGAGTAGACCTATAAATAATTATAGTTCAAGTCTAATGTACGGAATCAAAACGAGGTGGCAGAACATTACTGATGCGACTACAACGTTATTGTCGCAGTCACATAACGATCAGGGATGGGCAGTTGGTCGTATGATCGTTCTAGTAGGGAGGTTCACGATTGCAGCGCAGAAAACCTTTGAATTACAAGCGAGTGCAGGCGCAACGTACACAACCTATGGGTTTGGTTATCCTATAAGTATTGGAAGTGAAAAATACGCTCAAGTCGAAATCAGAAAGGTAGCATGATATGAGTTTCAGTTACTTGAAATACTCCTACGTTGTTTCCGCAGGAACTGACGGAGGGGCTTCTACCAGTGGATCTTGGCAAACAATGCCACTAAATACTGAGGATAGCGATACGGGCGGTTACGGATCTTTATCAGCAAATGTCGTTACTTTAGCTGCTGGAGCTTATGTTGCTAGGTTCTACATGGCTCTTAATGATTACTGCGGATACAATTTGGGCGCGAGCATGCGGCTTTATAACGTGACTGGTTCCGCTACTTTAATTCTTGGACAATCAGGGCAGATGGAGAGTCCAATCTCTGAAGGATATTTCTCTATCGGCTCTTCGACAAATGTCAGACTTGACTATTGGTGTTACAGGTCAGTCGCTACCAATGGATTAGGATACAATGCAAACCAGGGAGTTAACGAAGTGTACGCAATGCTTGAGTTGTGGAGAGAGGAGCCTCCAGCATACGCTGGAGTTCTCAAAGTATACAATGGGGCCTCATGGGTCAAGAAGCCAATGAAGGTTTGTGTTGGAGGGTCATTTGTGGCAAAACCGGTAAAAAGGTGGACGGGTTCTGCTTGGAGCGAAATCGACGTGACCGGTGTTTAGTTGAATGACTGATGGTTGCTGAGATCGACTTTTCTGCAGGGCCGCAGGGATGGCAGGGGCTGGATGGAGTCCAGGGGGACCTGGGCGTTCAAGGATTCCAGGGAGTTGGAGTCCAAGGGATCCAAGGAGTACAGGGTGACTTAGGAAATCAAGGGTTTCAAGGAACAAACCCAGGCCCCGTAGGTCCGCAGGGCTTTCAGGGAGAGTTAGGGAATCAAGGGTATCAAGGATCGCAGTCATTACAAGGGCCGCAAGGAGTTCAAGGCATCCAGGGAATTCTAGGGATTCAAGGAAACCAAGGTTCTCAAAGCATACAGGGACCTCAAGGGCTTGTTGGTGATATAGGATTTCAAGGGAGACAGGGAAGGCAAGGAGTTTTAGGACTTCAAGGAATTCTTGGATATCAAGGAGTCCAGGGGCTACTTGGATGGCAAGGGTATCAAGGCATCCAAGGGATTCGGGGTTTCCAAGGTGCTCTAGGGATCCAGGGCCTTCAAGGAGTGCAGGGTCTCATAGGAATTCAAGGCCTTATAGGATTACAGGGAGTTCGAGGTTTCCAGGGAGTTCAAGGTTGGCAAGGAATATTAGGATTACAGGGGATTCAGGGTCTCTTAGGGGTTCAGGGGGTCCGGGGCATTCAAGGAATTCAAGGGGTCCAAGGGAGTCAGGGCCTCAGGGGTTATCAGGGAGTTCAAGGGGTGCAGGGGTGGCAAGGAGTTATAGGAATACAGGGGTTTCAAGGTCCGCAGGGGCTAATTGGTTATCAAGGGGTTCAAGGGCGTCAAGGGGAACAGGGGCTTCAGGGAATTCAAGGGGTCCAAGGTTTACGTGGACTACAAGGCGATCGTGGTTTCCAAGGGATTCAAGGAGTTCAAGGATATCAGGGCGTCCAAGGTAATCAAGGAGTTCAAGGGGCCCAAGGCTTCCGTGGGTTCCAAAGCGATCTACAAGGCACCCAGGGTAATCAAGGGTTCCAGGGTCGGCAAGGCTTTGTCGGCGAACAAGGAGTTCAGGGGGATCAAGGATGGCAGGGCTATCAAGGTTGGCAGGGGCCTAGAGGTCGCCAAGGATATCAAGGGCATCGTGGATTATCCGGAACAGAGGGATCTCAGGGGGCTCAAGGGTTCCAAGGAATAGGACTAGACGGACCTCAGGGGAATACTGGTGTTCAAGGAGATTATGGGAATCAGGGAGATGCAGGGACTCAAGGCTGGCAAGGCTTAATTGGCCCACAGACCGATGTTTACACTCTTTCAGGAGGAAGAAACAACCCTAACGTTACTAATTCGTATCTAAATTCAGATGAAACGCCAACAAATATCACTCCCATGGTCTTGCCTACAAATGCCACTTTAGTTGCCATGTCTATTGCTTCGAATGGACCTGTGACCTGGACGGCTCAGGTTAGAGTCGGAAACGTTCTTGTCCCCGGAGCTTCATTAGCTTCTGGAGGGCTAGCTAAAGCGTATTCTTCTGCATATAACATTGATTTTAGTGCTGGTGATGGGGTACAATTGTATTGTAGCGGATCGACGATTAACCGACCCAGAGCCATACTCTGGTTCAAGAAGAGGAGATAAACCATGCAGATTCTACTGACCACCACTGGAACTTCATCCCCGGTAGTTTTTCCGGATTTGAATGGTCGAGAATTTACGCACCCGATCGTAGCCTACGATCTTCTTCTCGAGTTTACACAAGATGAATTGAGAGCATCTGCAGACCTTCAGACAGAGGTTACTGCAGCAACCATAACACTCAAAGACGAAAATGGCATAGCTATTACAAATGTAGCGGCCTCCTTTAGAACAGTAGCGCCCTATCAAGCAGACTATGCTATGTGGAATGCTTCGAAACTAGGCGGAGCCCAATTAAACATTGGGAATCAAGGGCCAGGCAGATTCTTGATGTTCAATGCTAGTAATGAAGTTGAGTACGTCGATTATGGTCCACAAGGAGTTCAGGGTTATCAAGGCACTGCTGGCAATCAGGGATATCAAGGGATCGCTGGAACGCAGGGCAACCAAGGCTGGCAGGGCATTGATGGTGTTGACGGCACTCAAGGGAACCAGGGGTGGCAGGGATTAGACGGGACGCAAGGGAATCAAGGTTTCCAGGGGCTCAGAGGTTTCCAAGGATTCCAAGGTTGGCAAGGTCTTGAAGGGGTTCAGGGCCCTCAAGGAGACATTGGGTTCCAGGGAGCTCAGGGATTCCAAGGAGACCTTGGATCTGATGGAACCCAAGGTTTCCAAGGTATCATGGGGATCCAGGGAGTTCAAGGCATACAAGGATTTAGGGGATTCCAGGGAAATCAAGGATTCCAGGGAGATCTTGGATTCCAGGGACTCGAAGGACTCCAGGGGAGCCAGGGATTCCAGGGAGACATTGGGTTCCAGGGAGCACAAGGATTCCAAGGCCTCGCAGGATACCAAGGCTTCCAAGGTTGGCAGGGAATAGACGGGACGCAGGGCAATCAGGGTATCATAGGGTTCCAGGGTTGGCAGGGTGGCGCTGCGAACGTAATGGTATTCAAAGGAAATATTACTCAGAATAGTGATTTCCCAGCAAGCCCAGCTAATGGAGATGTCTATCACGTTACAGCATCAGTCACTGACCCATATCACAGCAGTCAATCCTTTGTAGCGAATGACGAAATTGTCTTCTCCTCAACAGATAACGATTGGGTTCTCTTAGGTAATAACATTGTTGGTCCACAGGGTTGGCAAGGACCACGAGGATACCAGGGAGCGCAAGGTTGGCAGGGGATAGAAGGGACCCAAGGGTATCAGGGTGACGTCGGATTCCAGGGGGCCCAAGGTTTCCAAGGGCTTGTAGGTTTCCAAGGGAATCAAGGGAATCAAGGGGTCCAAGGTCTAATCGGTTATCAGGGGAATCAGGGCTTCCAGGGAGAGATGGGTCCGCAAGGAGACTGGGGATTCCAAGGAAATCAAGGCTTCCAAGGACTAGAGGGAACAGGCACTCAGGGATCCCAAGGTCTTAGGGGCTTTCAAGGGTTCCAGGGCTGGCAGGGGATAGACGGGTCACAAGGAGCTCAGGGAGACATAGGGTATCAAGGTAATCAAGGATTTCAGGGGTGGCAGGGATGGCAAGGCATTGATGGTTCGCAAGGGAACCAGGGGCTTCGTGGATATCAAGGAGTCCAAGGCTATCAAGGCTGGCAGGGCCTAGAGGGCGTTCAAGGCGCACAAGGGGACATTGGTTTCCAGGGAGCGCAAGGATATCAAGGCTGGCAGGGAATTGGTGGAGTACAAGGAACCCAAGGGGTCCAAGGAACCCAAGGGTTCCAAGGCCTTGAATCGAATGACTATTTCTTGGTGCAGGCGTCACGCGACCAATATACAGTGAACAATACATACCTTGACTTCGGATCGGTAGCATCGAATAACTCTCCGTTGGTGCTGCCTTTCAACACTACGCTAGTTGCAATGTCACTCTCGACGTCAGTGGCTATAGTCTGGACAGCAGAAGTTAGATTAAACGGAGTTCTCGTAGTTGGGGCAACGCTTGCGTCAGGGGGTGCTGCAAAGGCATTCGCCACTGGGTATGCAATAAACTTCAATGCCAATGACGGTATCCAGGTTTACTCGAATAGCTTGTCCAGATACCCGAACGTTGGATTGTGGTTCAAGCGGAGGTAGCATGAAGGTTCTGCTGACGACGACGGGAGCGCTGAGCCCAGTGGACATCGAAGACCTGAATGGCGTCTCGTTCACGCATCCGACCTCTGAGTTTGATCTCTTGTTAGAGTTCACGCTAGAGGAACTCTATGAATCGATAGATCTGTTTGCAAGAATAGATGATGGATCCATAACACTCAAAGACAATCTGGGTCGCTTTATCACAACCGATTCCCAACTTTCTAGTGTGTCAGATTCTTATGTCGGGGGAGCTTCCGGAATTTCTGACCAGTTAATGTTACTGGGAGGATAACATGGCTAGGAAGATACTCGGACAAGCTGCTCCCAATGCGACTACAGAAACTACTCTATACACGGTGCCTGTTACCAAACAAGCCACAGTAAGTTCCCTGGTGATTTGCAACAGAGGAGGGACAGAGACTTCCTTTAGGATCAGTTGCAGTGTTGCAGGAGCTGGGATAAACAATAAGGATTATCTATACTTTGATCTGGCTATTGGGGGAGGAGACACATTCATTGCTACGATAGGGGGGACCCTAGCTGCCACGGATGTTATTCGGGTCTACGCTGGGAACGCTAGCCTATCGTTCACAGCGTTTGGAGATGAAAGCTAGGAGGAGCTCATGTCTCAAGGTTTTGCCCTAGGTTTAAGAGGAAATCAAGGAAGCGCAGGGCCACAAGGCTCTGTAGGTTTCCAAGGTAATCAGGGAAATCAAGGAGTTGTTGGATTTCAAGGGATTCAAGGGATACAGGGTTCTCAGGGTTGGCAAGGGTTAATAGGTCCCCAGGGTAATCAGGGGTGGCAAGGATTCTTTGGAGCACAAGGGAATCAAGGGAACCAAGGAACTTACGGGACCCAAGGTTGGCAGGGAACAAACCCTGGGCCTGCGGGTCCTCAGGGTTGGCAAGGAAATATGGGAGCACAGGGATCTCAGGGTTTGCAAGGATATCAGGGCTGGCAAGGGTTGGTAGGCCTCCAAGGTAATCAAGGATTCCAAGGGCTCGTAGGTTTGCAAGGCAATCAAGGGTGGCAAGGCTGGCAAGGAGTTCAAGGAGTTCAAGGCTACCAGGGGAACCAAGGAATCATAGGGGCCCAAGGAACTGTTGCATATCAACAGGTAACCGCCACTGCCTCTACCACTACAACGTCAGCGAGTGACGTTCAAGTAGACAGCATGGTAATGACTCCTGCTTCTGGAACTTACATGGTTTGGTTCGCAACTTCCATGAGCAGTTCTAGCAACACTGCATTCATATATCCTTCGATTTACTCAGCGGGAGCGCAAGTAGCCCCCTCAGAGTTAACCCTTAAACCAACCAACTCTTTGACTATAGGAGCAACCTGTGTTGCAATAGTCACTGTTAATGGAGCGCAGACGATACAGGGGATGTGGAGGACAACGGTAGGAACTGCAACCGCTTACCAAAGGACGCTGATGATCCTGAAGGTAGCATAGGAGAACAACGCATGCAAAGCAGAACTTACACAGACAAGACTTCAACTCCTGCAAAACTGAGCGGAGAACTCGTTGCTGCAGGAATTGCCTTAGGGTCCAGATTCTTTGGCATTTCATATTCTGGAGGCAATAATATAACCACTGTGCATGTTGCCGATGATATATCTGGACCAGAAGGAACGACAATAGACAATACAGTGGCGGCTCACGTAGCTCAGACGCTTGATGATGCCAAGGCTTCTCGGAAATCGTATCTGCAGAATGAAGGAGACAGGATAGTTGCAGATCAATATCCAGAAGGACAGCAAACTCAACTTCAGGCTATGTATTCTGATGCGCTGAGATACAGACCATTAAGGGTAAACTATATCCAACCTTGGAAGGCCTGGTTGGTTGAGGTTTCAACTGAAGTTGATAACAAAAAAGATGATGTTGATGAAGCCGCAACGATCCCCGACGTAAATGCTATCGAGCTAGATGCAGATACACTTATTAATAATGACCCTAAAATTACAGTAAGCGCAGCTTTGGCAATTACAGACTCGATGAGTCTCGAGGACTTTCTTGATGAGAATGCTCAAGTTACTGATGTTCCATCGGGTGCTCAAGGGCCATTTTATCTAATGCAAGAACTCTTAATGAGAGAGGATCTCTACGGAGATACAGAGAACCCCTTGCATGTCCCCGGAAGGATACAACCTATTTTGGGAGTTCAGGGCTGGGCAGTAGATCATGCTAGTCGTATTCTTAATATCGAGACAATTCATGGCAAACTTGGATGGCACAATCAACAGGTTCTTCAGGCTACATACGTCAGGCCCAAAGACCTTTTGATCTACTATGGGTGGATCAATTCCTTTAACTCGGCTCAGAATGGATGGGTGAATGAGAAAGTGGCGCAGGATATGGCAAAATATGGAGTGATTGTATTTGGAGACGGGGTCCAAGACCCAACTCATGGAGACTACGCTAATACCTCGATCGTCATTCCCAGAATCAAAGCGCTTAATCCGAACGCGTTGATCTTTGGATATGTGGACGCTACCGCAGTAATCGGTACGTTCCAGACCAAGGCAACCCAATGGAATACATTGGGAGTGCATGGGATTATGATGGACAAGTGCGGATACGATTTTGGGTTGAATAGAGCCGATTTCAATACACGAGTTGATTACGTTCATGGTCTATCTGTAGCCAAGAAAGTTTTTTCGAACGCTTGGAATACAGACCATGTTCTAGGCACAGCCAACGATGCGTCCTATCCAAATAGCACATGGAATTCAGGGTTGGTAGCTTCAAAGTTAAATACTGATGACTGGATCATGCTAGAGAGTTTGGTTGTCAATACTACTGCCTATTCCGGAAACGCTGGGTATGCTTCGAAGTCAGATTGGTACGCTAGGATATCAAAAGCCGTAACCCTTCGAGCAACTTATGGGGTTAACTTTGCGTCCGTGGGGATAATTAATGACGACAATGTCAATGGTTTAACATTGTTTAACTTCTCCATTGTTTCGGCCATAATGGGAAGCCTTGAGGCGAATGGGACGTCAGATACAAGTTACGGAGCCAGTTCAGCCAACACCAAAATGTGGACCCGACCAGACACAACAGCTATGGGATCCGTATGGAATCTATCCCCCTCAATTCAGGTTGACTCAGGAGACGCGGACGTGTATAATAGGTATGTGGACATGGCCAAGCTAAGCTTAGACTTCTCGTCTGCGGCTCAGGCGAGTAGCATAACAAAGTGGTAGGAAATGAGACTCCGAACTAGAAGCGTTTTACGTTGTTAAACGCCCTTGACATGTCCTCGTAACCAAGTATAATAAGTATTAGATAGCTCGTCTGCGGACAGATGGGCGAGGAAAGGAGCGAGAGGCATGACTGGGGGCCTTTTGTGACATCTGGTATAAAAGTGCTCTTTGTGGGAAAGGGGGATTGGAAACTCCCCGAGTACCATATCGAAGTCTGCACCAAAGTCAATCAATTGATGACTCATCTTGGGACCTTCAGGCCTGATGTTGTCGTCTCTAGCGAGTTTATTCCGGGAGCTCTCAACATAGCGGCCTTTGACGTTCGACGCAAGTGGATCCATGTCAATCCTCAGGCTAACGCAGAAGATGTCTCTAGAGCGATTGAGGCGTGCTACGGGGCCTCTCTGTGGGGTGAGCACCCTTTCGCTAACACGAATCCGCTTGTAACGGTTTACACAGGAACGTACAACACGGGAGACTTCCTACGAGACACCTATCAATCACTGAGAGATCAGTCCTATCCGAACTGGGAATGGCTCGTAGTTGACGATGGAAGCACTGATGGGACTTGGGAACGTCTACTCGAGATAGCCAATGAGGACTTCCGGGTCAATCCTGTTCGGATTAGGCACAACGGCAAGATCGGCCACGTGAAGGGCGTTGCTACTAAGCTGGCCCGTGGCAAGTATCTCGTAGAACTCGATCATGATGACATGTTGACTGACACGGCCATAGACGAGGTCAGAAAAGCCTTCGAGAGCGATCCGGAGATTGGCTTCGTCTACACCAATTGCGCTTCCTTCTTCCAGGACGGGAATCCTCAGATGTTTGGGGATGAGTTCTGGAAACCACGTTACCGCGATACCGTCTACAGGAACAAGACCTATAAAGAGTGCATCAATCCTAACATCATGGATCGCTTTGGGCCTCACTTCTCCCAGCAGTTTGGATGGTTCCTTACGGTGGGACCTAATCACATCAGGGCTTATCGTGCTGACAAACTTCAGGAGTTTGGTGGGTACAATCACAATCTTCCGGTTGCAGACGATTGGGATGTCTACGCAAAGTTCTTTCTCCGTTCAAAATGCTTCCATTTGGACAAAATGCTTTACCTGTACCGCTTCATGGATAGTTTTGCCAATACTACTTTCACTAGGAACAAATCTATCCAAGACCACTTGGCATTAGGGCGTGGTCATTATGCCAAAGAGTTCGACGAGTTTAACAAGAAGAGGCTACTGTCCATCCCTGACGTTGGATTCGTAGTGGCCTCTAGAAACGAAGAAACATCTAAACCGATTCGAGAGAAGATCTTTAACGCTCATGTGATCATGGGGAAGAACTCCATACTCGAAGCTTATGAAGATGGCCGAAACTCTTTCAAAGGGACTCCACGTATCGTCTATATCCATGATGATGCATCCATCCTAGACATGGAAAAGTTCGTCAACATGGTCAAGGCCTTGCCTCCTGGACTGTACGGTGCAATTGGTAGTGCATCGCCGGGAGTGTTGGATAAAGGTCCTTGGTGGGAATCAGATCGAAAGGTTGGAAAACTTCAGCAGCGAGTGTACACCGGTAAAATGAAGTTGCTGGAATTTGGTAATGCCGATACCATTCAAGAAGTCCAATGGTTAGACGGGTTCTGTCTAATTGCGGTAGAGCAAAACTGGAGTTGGTTGGTTAGGGGGAATCCTCCGCTCTGGCACGGTTATGACTGGTTGGCATGCAAACGTACTACGGAAAACGGTGGAAAGTGTTTTGTGTTCCCTCAACCCGAGCAGCCAATGCTGGCTCACAACGGGTTAGGAGGGGGAGAGACATATGACGAAGCGATGGAGATAATTCGTTCTTTGACCAAGAAACCATACGAACGGGATCTCTATATTAACCTGCACGAACACTGCCAAACACTAGCTACCGCTAAAGGGCAAGTTTTAGATTTAGGATGCAGTAGTAACGCTGGGCCTTTCCATGAGGGAATCGCAACTAACGCGCTCTTGGAAGGAGTGGAAAAGAATGGTGGAGAAGTCTGGAGCGTTGAATCGAACGATCTAAGTAAACTTTTCAAAGGCCACAAACAGTGGAACTTCATTCAAACTAATTCCCTGGATGAAGAGAAGATTCTGAACGCCTGCAAGAAGACGGCCTTCGATCTGATCTTCATAGATACCGAGCATTCTTATGATCGAACCAAGAAAGAGTTAGAGTTGTGGGGCAAGAGAGTAAATCCAGGTGGGCGTATTATTTTGCATGACCATGCAATATTTTCGGGGATTGATCAGGCCATTAAAGAGTACGCAGCTAATAAAGACGTGAAGGTAGAACAGTATCCAAATGGTAATGGGTTGACAATAATCACCATGGCAAAAGTTGAATCTCCTCCTCCCAAGCCTGAATCCGTGGATGGACCAAGAGTAGTTGCCAGTCTTACAACCATTCCTAGTCGGATATCTCGTATCAGACCAATGTTGGAATCCGTCATATCTCAGACCCACAAGCCTAGTCGTATAGTGCTTTGGCTCCCAACGATTTGTCAGAAGGAAGGGGTCGGATACGATATCCCGAGTGAGTTGTCAGACTGGATGACTAAGAACGGAATAGAAATAGGACGATGTGATCAGGACTGGGGGTCGGCTACCAAGTTAATTCCGACGCTACTCTCCGAGAGCGATCCAGAGACAAAGATCATTACGCTAGACGATGACGTTTCTTATGAACCACACGCTATTGAAGAGCTCGTGAAGGCTTCTGATAAATGGCCGGATGCCGCAATCGGGTTCATGGGACGTATCAATAAAGAATTTGTACATGCCGAAAAAGTTCTCAAAGACCCTGTAGAAGTGGGATTCCTAGGTGGTTATCGTGGGGTTTTATATCGTCGTCGTTTCTTTGATCAGACTATATACGAGGACATGAGAGCCCTTTTGGTTGGGGGCCCAGTCGTGGTAGACGATCATGTATTTGCTTGGTATCTCAGGGATCATGGTATCAAGAAGCTTGTGATTCGCACGGAACATCCTGGCAAGGATGGATCCATCAACATGCAGTTCCTAAATCTTGGGGGAGGCATCTATGATAAGGGAGAAGAGGGCCCAGTAGTCAAAGAATCGATGCAGAGACTCGAAGACCTATATGGGAAGAAGACGATATCCAATCTTTCTGTAATTGCGTTGGATTGGAACACAAAGGACATGACTCTGGCGTGCGTCGATTCGGTCAGAAAGCACTACCCCGATGTTGAAATAATCTTGATTCAGAACGGAGAAGCGTTCGATTGCCCAAAGGCAACCAGAGTTCTCCCAATGGAAATCAACCTGGGGTATTCAGCCGGGGTGAACAGAGGAGTATATGCGGCCACAAAGAAACACATCTGCCTCTTGAACAGTGATACCGTTGTAGAGCCTGGGCTGTTCGAGAAACTGGAAATGCCTTTCTATAGTGATCCAACATTAGGAATCACAGGCCCGTTCCTCAGTTACGGGCGCCCACCGCAAGGTAACTATGCCAAGGCAAATTGCCCTCAAACGGACCTGGAGCTCCCGCTAGTATTTGTCTGTGTAATGATGGAGAGGGATCTGTTGCTGTCGATGGGAGGATTAGATCCCAGGCTTACTACCTATGAAGACGATGACTTCTGCCTAAGGACTAAGCAAAGAGGCCTCAAGACAAAAGTCATTGGGGGAACTTGGATTAACCATTCCGGACACGAAAGCTTTAAGGCTAATGAAGTAGACACTCAGACAATGAACAAAGAGAACCATGAAAAATTCCTGAAGAAGTGGCCCAAGATCAAGGTTATTGCTTTGACTAAGGACGAGAAAGAAGCGCTTCCCGGGTTCTTTGATCAATTCAGGCCCATAACCGATAAGTTCGCTATCTTAGACTCAGGATCAACAGACGGAACGCTTGAATGGGCAAAAGCAAATGGCATTCAAGTGGCCGAACGTGACTTTGATCGATTCGACAACCAGAGAAACGCATCGATAGAGTTGCTTGGTAAGGATGCCGAGTGGATAATTCAGATGGACCCTGACGAACGTCTGGATGCTCATACTATCCAGTGCATCCCCGAACTGGTTAGATCGGTAGAGTTTGATATTTACCTGACGCATTTGTTCGCCCTTAACAGAGACTGCTCTTCAAAGGAATGGATAGGTAAACCGTTCTTGTGGAGAAACAATCTCGATATTAGATGGGCGCTCCCTGTGCATGAGAAACTCATTGGATCGATGAGGCAGGCTTGGATCAAGAATGGGCGGATAGACCACGTCATTGCTCTTCACAATCCAGAACGCAGGGCCAAGTCAGAAGGGTTCTACTCAAAGCTAGCGTCTTTGCCCAGAATAGACGTTTCTCAATGGCCCATAATCGATTATGATCACCCGATGCATCCTGGCCTGAAGCAGATCTGCATTGGGCCATTAGTTTCCATTGTAATTCCTACTTGCAATAGATTTGAACTAAGAAGTAAGGCAGAAGATTCAATCCGGAAGCAAGATTATCGTCCATTCGAAGCAATTATTGTTGGAGATGGACCCGGTTCTATCGGCGGGATCACTGGAATTCAAGGAGAGGGTGCAGATCTATTCAGATACTACACCTTGCCAAAAAACCATGGAGCCGGAGGGGCAGTTCCAAGGAACTATGCGATTACGTTATCTGCTGGGAACTGGATAGCCTATTGTGACGACGATAATCAATGGGAGCCAACCCATCTTTCCTCGCTCATGGAGGCGGTGGAGAAAGAAGGAGCAGCCTTCGGCATATCGTCCATGAAGATACTAGGTAAAGAAAGAATTTGTGACAAGCCTGAGTTTGGCAAAGTAGATACTTCATGCGTGCTCCACGCAAAGGAGCTCGTTAGGAAGTACGGTTGGTGGAAGAATCGTCTCGAGGGCGGTTACTGCCACGATTGGGAATTTGTAAGTCGCTGGGTGAAGTCAGAGAAGTGGGCAGCCTCCTTGAAGACAACTGTTCTTTACAACGCTGAGACTTCAGGACAATTCGAATTCCTGAAGAAGCTGGTGGAGGCATAGCGTGTCATACATAGTCCAGAATGTCAACTCCTCCGTCACGGTGGGGATCCTCATTAGGGATGGGGGAGTTGGTATTCCTGGGCTGTTCCCCACAGCAGAAATCAGAAGGATTAGGGATTCGAAATACTTCGATTTTAGTGCAGTGGCGCCTCCGTATTGGGTGAGCAGTGGAGGGCAGAAGCAGAAAGTCTTGCCTCCCGTATCTTGGCAGGATGGCCTTTATCAATGGGAGTTCGATCAAAACGTATATGACCATAACGCACTGGAAGAATACGAGATGCTATATCGAAATGATGCCCCATACAGGACAGTAGCCACAGAAGTAATGGCGTTTACCAAGATGGGCGTAACGGAGATGGATGTCGAGGAAATCCGTTCGGCCATTTGGAATACGGTCATGACCCCCAATGGAGTACAAGCTGATTACATTATGAACCTTATGTGGGCGATGGCCAAGGGCAAGATGGAGCTTGGTGAAGCCAACAAGATCAATGTATTTAACGATGACGGTAGCTTCATGTTCACGATTCAGTTGACACCCGTAGAGAGAACCACCTCAGACCTTATGGCTGGCAATCTACCTACATACGGATCGGCGGGCAGATACCAGCCTAACGAGAATCCAGATCCTGAACTCTGCATGGTCTATGGGGTCCTGCGCTATCCGACAGGAGTCCCCGTGGCAGACAACGACATCGAAGTGTATGTTGACGAGAAAGACTTGCCGCAGTTCGCCCAGCATTATTTGCTAACTGGTAAGATTGTGGTAGGCAAGACCGACGAGAATGGGTATTTCCAGATGGATCTTATTCGTGGTGCGCGAGTCACTCTGCATGTTAAGCAGTCCAGATTGCAGTGTCAGTTCATGGTCCCTGATCAGGACGAGATCGCCATTGAGAGCATTCCTGGAGTGTTTGGCGTCCTGAAAGAGACAGAGAATCAGTTCTAGGAGACACGAGATGGCAGATCCAATAACTTGCAATGTCTCCGGGATTCTCCGGTATCCAACTGGGATCCCGGTTGTCTACAACGAGATCGAGATCTTTCTTGCTGCCTCAAACGCTTTGCCTCAATTCTCTCAGGGCAGTCTAATAACAGGAAAGAGCGTTCTTTTGGAAACTGACGAGGATGGGTATTTTGAGACGCCTCTTATGATAGGGTCTTTAGTTACAATACACGTGAAGAGATCGAACTTTCAATGTCAGTTCATGGTTCCTGATGTTGAATCCGTGGACATCAAGGACATTCCTGGAGTTGATGGGATTTTGAGAGAAGTTGAGAATCCGTTCTAGGAGATTAACATGCCTCCTTCTGCTGTAACTCTCGTAATTAATAGTGGATCTCCCAGAACGTCGAATTACAGGGTTGACTTAACCCTGTCGGCGACTGGTGTCAACGACATGAGATTCTCAAATGATGGGATTCATTGGACGGCTTACGAGCCGTTTTCAACGACCTTATCGGACTGGGATTTAAGAAGTTACGGTGGAAATGACAACACGGGGATTCATACTGTTTATCTAGAGGTTAGAGATCTTGTTAACAACACGGTACAGGTTTCGAGCTTCATTCGGTATCAACCTACGAAGCCTCACGTACACGTCGGCGTGCCTGTGCAAAGAGAAGGGGACTCCTTCTTGGTGGATGTCCCATACAAAGGCTACGACGATTTCGGGAATATTTGTGCATTGGCAACTCTAGAGTATTCGCTAACCGGGGCCTTTTATGGCGAGCAGAAGCCAATGACTCCTAAGGTTAGCGATCCAGATCATGATGGCACAACTCAATTAGAATTTAGCCCAAACGGAACGCCATACAATTTCGTCTGGGATGCATTAGAGGACATTGGGCCGGGGGAAGTAAGCGACATTTCTCAAGTAAGAATTCGCCCTGTCTTCGGAAATGATCTTGGTGAGTTCGGGACTAGCGGATTGTTCGTTGTGGACACTAGAGTCCTAATTACTTCTGGTGGGGCCTCATTCTCCCGTGGCGATTTAGCAAAACTAAAAATCGTGTTTACCGATCACGAAGGCCTTATGGTAGACCCAGCCTCGGTTGACTTGGTAAGCATCAAAGATCCAGCTGGCACGGAGTTGCTCTATACCCCCATCCCTGCAATTCAGGATTACCAAGGAGAATGGTATGTAGAATGGGACGTTCCAACCGATACAGATTTGGGCAGATATACAGCAACGTGGCTTTACGAAATAGATTATGAGCCAACTCAACACGTCATTTATTTCACCGTGGAAGAAAGGGCTACTACGTTTGATCCGATAGGAGAGAACACCTGTGTCGTTCATGGGCAATTAATCTATGCAGATGAGAAGCCAATTGCTAATACAACGGTTGAGTTTATTCCTCACCACCTAAGTGATCCAGAACTTGGGAACCCCACAAGAATAGGAGTGACTCCAATTTCTGTGGTTACTGATAGTAATGGAAAGTTCGTTGTTGAGCTAATCAGAAACACGGAAGTCATCATCTTCATCCCTTCTCTGAACTTCAGGCAATTCGCCAAAGTTCCAGATGAAGACGCTTCTGAATTCAGGGCAATGATGACCTTGTTACCTGTTGGACCTAGGGACAAGTTCGGTAATCGTACTAGCTAAAAAAGGGGAGGATATCTCCCCTTGGAGCGTGACAAATGTCACGCCGTCGATGTGCCAAAGTCCTGGTCTAGGCTTTCTTTGAATGCTTGGCATCCAGCCTCTAAGGCTATAGACAAACATTTGAAAAAAGCCCCAATGTACGAGAACGCGACTAGGCAAATGTCTTGAACTCGATCGAGAAGAGAGGAATTGTCATGTTGTGGTTCGACCTTGAACTTTTTTCTGAGACCTTGAAGTATTTCCTCCTGGACTGTACGCATCGAGCCTCCTCCTAATCCCTGGGGGCACACCCCCGCATTCCTTTGCTTTTTGCTAGGGACTTGGGAAGGGGAAGGATTCGATGACGTTAGTCCTTGCGATACCAGAACCACTCAAAGGCACCGCTAGCCATTTTCCACACGGCTCCCATGTCAGCAGCGACAGCGATTGGCTCCTGGATCATGACATCCGTATCGACCATCCGGAAGACAATGCCTTTCTTGTCGCTCTTCTTGACGTCTTGGATCCCGGGCCCGTTTACACGACCGTAGGTTGAGGAGATCCCACTCTTCCCAATGAATGCAGCGCGATTGGTGTAGAGTTGATCTGCGGTCATGAAATTGACAACAGCAGAAGAAGCCCCGGGGAAATTCATTATGAAATTAACCGCCATTTCAAAACGATCTCTCCTTGGACTCTTGCGCATGTCACGGACATCAACCTTCACCGAGCGATTGTATATCTTGGTTACCTTCGTAGTGACGATGAAGGTCTCCTTGCTCTCGTTCTGTTCCTGAAATCTAATCCCGATGATATCATCGTTGAAGATGCTGTATCCGACTGGGACGGGCATCGGAGTCTCGTCGTTGGTCTTGGCGCTGCCCAACAATCCCTGCATTGTGCCAGTCAGCCGCTCGAGATCAGCATTCAGCGCTTCCTGTTGCTGAACCTGCCGATTGACCTCTTCTTCATCGGCTTTCTGTACAGCAGCAGCTCTGCGCTCGACCGCCAGTTGATAATTCTCTCGCGCCTTCTTAACGCGTTCCTGTGCATCCTTGAATAGAACCTGATACATCTCGTGGTACGTCTTCACCATCTCTACAGCCATCTCTGATACCTCTTTGCTTTCAGCACGACGTCTCCTCCTACTCTCTGGAGCTCCTCACGCTCGTCCAGGGTCAACTCGGAATCGGTTGCAGCTCTCATGAAGATGCAAACGACATCGAAGAGATTCTTCGTTTCGATGGTTACCCTGGCACGATCTAGAGCTTCCTTCCCAGCTTCTTTTACCCCATTTGTGTCGCAAACTACCTGAATGATCTCAGGGACATCGGAGACCAGAATGTTCTTGAGATCCATCATGTTGCGAATTACTCCTGGGATGTTAGCCATAATTCTATCAATGGATTCGCCGAAAAGCTTGGCAAATTCTTTCTTCTCTCCGATGTGTTTTTCGGAGAACCCAGCCATCTCGCGCAGGATGACGCCAGATTGGTGGGCCCTGCTGTAAATCATGGCTTCGAGTGTAAGCTTTGCCAGTCCGATCTCGGAATTACGAACATGGATTCCGCTATCGAAGTCATCAACTCCGAAATCCTTAGACTTGGCTACCATCTGTCCGATAAGGAGCGCCTCGTGATCCTCGTACCTCATCTCGAAGAGGTAGTCCTTATTGGCCTTCTCAAGTAGGAGCCTCGCTAGTTCCGTGTTTGGGAGATCAGCGTAGCGGTCTGACAGTACGGCACGGATCTTATCCTGGTTGTCAGGATAAGAGTCGAAGCGAACGAAGAGCTCTTTGGATCCTTTCCGTTCGATCCAGAAATTGAAGTTTGTGGCACGAAGGGCTGGCGGGCAACGCTGCATGTACATGTAGGGGATCCCTAGCTTTTGGCAGAACGTAGAAAACCCATGCTTGGTCATAGGGTAAGTATCTACTCCAAGCATGTCTTTGCCATCGGGATCCTTCCACGATTTAGCTCGGGTTATGTTTCCGCTCTCCTCACTCATTCGCAGTGCGCTGGCGAAAATCGTTTCGTCTCGATAGAACTTGGCTCGTTCGTCCATCTTGTTTTTGAATTCATCTAGAGTGACGGGTGCTCCGAAGATTGGCATTTCCCCTCCCTAAAAAAGTCTAGGGTGGGGACCCTAAACCATCCCCACCCTAGAGCAGTTCGTACACTTCTCGTTGATACTGGTCTCCCGCTCTGTAGAGGTCTTTTGCTTGCACCGTATGATCGGAGATGTCCGTTAAGATCTTCGGCATGCTGTTTTCTCCGATATACACGCTGTAGCAATTGACCCCTTTCTTCTTGCGCCAGTCTCGCCATTTCTTCATCCATGGAGTTGAGCAGTCGCACTCTCCATCCGTGACCAAAATCACATCGGCCTTTGGATGTTCCTTCTCAACTATGTCCACGGCATGATCGAGAGGATATTCGAAATCTGTTCCGCCTCCGAGGAAGTACTCGGCCATCTTGATTTTGCGATCAAGAGGAGCGTCCCCCTGAGCGAAATCAAACCTGGCTATACGTTCCCCTCTGGCGCCGAAGTGCAAGATGACCAATTTCCTGCGCTGCTTGACAGCAATCTCGAGCAGTCCAAGCGCAAGAGCCTTAGACCAGAGCTCTGGATCTCCACTCATGGATCCGGAGTTGTCAATGCAGCAGATAATTGGTCCCTTCTGTTCCTTGATCGTCGAGCGCAACTTGTATTGCATCAATTGCCCTTCTGCGTACTTCTTGAAGAACAATCTCCTGGCTGCGCCCTTTGTGTGCAGAAGCATCTTCTCACAAGGCAGGATTCGAGCAAGGTCAGACCCGATCTCGATATCGAACACCTCATCGGATCCATGCTTAACCTTGGTCTTCTGTGCTGACAAGGCCATGTTACAGGCTCTGCCAACCATCCTGGCCAGTTTGCGCAACTTGTCGCTCTTCATGAAGCGATCGCGCATCTGGAACTTTTCCTTGAAGCTGAGCTTCTGAACTTCTCCCGGATCTGTTCCCCATCCCGAGAGACAAGTCATCGTTTCGTCGATATCCTTGGTTGCCTGTTTGCAGGCGCTCTCCATGGCTTTCTTGAGAGCTTCCATTTGCTCGTGGGTCAGGCCCTGTTTGCCAGGGCCCTTTCCCTTTTGCTTGCCTTTACCTTGTCCTTGCCCTTGACCTTGCCCCTTGCCGTCCTTTTTCTCTTCTTCCTTTTTCTTTGGCTCGGGAAGGTGTTCGGCGATGATCTTTAATAGCTGGGGTGCCGCAATTGCCGATGCGAATTCATCGAGGAAGGTGAAGTTCCTGAGTTTCTCGTAGTCAGGGCTTTCGAAGAGAGCCTTGATGGCTTGCTTGTGGTTCGTGGCCATCGGATGGATTCTCTTCTCTGCTATTTCTTTCGGCTCAGCTTTAAAAAGAGCCGAATAGACATCCTGAGACAAGTTCTCAATAAGAGGAGACTTCTTCTTGCACTCCTCTTCAACCTTCTTGATGTTCGGCGCCTCTTCCCGGATTCCCTGGAAGTGGTTGCGGTCGTAGAGGTCGTTCTCTACGAGATTCTTCGAGAGGTTTTCCCAGCTGCGGTAGCGGTCGGGGTTTTCGAATTCGCCCGCATCCTCTTCCCCCTCGATCTCTTCCTCGGGAGCCTTATCGTCGGGCATTACTTGCCTTTCTTCTTGGTGATCTCTTCCATGTCCGAACCCATCAGGTCGGCATCGATGGTCTGGAGACGGAACCGAGCAGCTTCGAGCATGCTCTTGTACTTGAACGAAGGCAGTTTCTTCTTCTCGAAGAATTCGATTCCCTCAGCCAGAACCTTGACGATCTTCTGGAGTTTCTTCCGTGTCTCGAGCCCTTCCTTGAGCTCGCTGGTCTCGTCGTCCATCTTGGTCTTGACCCGGATGAGGTCCTGTGCCTCCTCGTAGGCCTGCTCGATTGCGAGCATTTCCTTGGAGCTGGCACGGAGGACCGTCATCTTGACGTTACGAGACTTCTTGGGCTCATCCCAGTAAGCGTGCTGGCAGATGCACAGAGCCTCGGCAGGAGTCTCGATGAGACCCATCAGCCAGGTTTCTGCTCTTACCAGATCCTGGGACGTGTTGAACACGCGGTCAGAAACGATGATGCCTTCCTTCTGGAGTTCGAAACGGATCTTATCCATCAGGGTCATGACTTCATCGCTGACCTTGATCTTCTTGACCTGATCCTGAGCCTCTTTCAACTCGTCCAGGTTGATTGTTGTGTGTTCTCCCTGGGGGCCCCCACCTTTGAGCATTCGCAGGAAACTGCCACGCTCGAAGATGTACTTCACCTCGTACTTGAGCAGGAACCGATCGTGGAAGGCAGCGAGCTCTTCGCTCTCGCTCGGCAGCTCGTTCGAGGCAGCGATCATGGTCTGCAGCGGGATATGCTGCGCTTTGCCATCGTTGTGGAAAATACGCTCGTTGATGGCAGTCAGAAGCGTATTGGCGATCGCGGACGAGCCCTTGTAGACCTCATCGATGAACGCGATGTGGCACTCAGGAAGCTTGTCTTTGACCAACCGCATGTAGTGATCGTCCTCGAGCGCCTTCAGCGAGAAGGGGCCAAAGATCTCTTCTGGGGTGGTGAATCGAGTCAGTAGATATTCGAAATACTTGCTGGCTTCGATTCGGCTTGATACGTCACGAGCCAATTGCGACTTGGCCGTTCCCGGAGGCCCGAGCATCAGAATATGTTTCTTGGCCAGCAGGGCGATGACCAAGCCATGAACGGCATCATGCCGTTCCATGAAGATGTTGTTAGCTTCTGCTTCAATCTTCTGGAATTTTTGGACCAGTTGCATCTTCTTTTGCTCCCTTTTTGTCTAGATCTTCGATCCTGTCAACAGCTCCGCAACTGTTGCATTTCCAGGGTCTTAACACAATTATGTTCTTTAATTGTTGTTGTGCAGCTCTCGGATTTATTACTTTCCCTTCGCCATCTATAATTACAAAGATGTTCGCCCTTGCCTCTGCCGTGAATCTGCTCTCGTTTCCACAAATCGTACATCGGAGTTTCATTTTGCCTCCGCTACTCGACCGGGGTGATTGAGACCTCTGTCTTTACCACTACTTTCTGGCCGAGCTCAAAAACGAAGACATCGTCTGGCTTAGTTTCTGTCTCGTCAACAAAGCTCTTGATCGACTCAGCTAAATTCTCAGCAAGAACGATCTTGGGCTCAGACTCCAGTGGTTCTCCGGCTCCGATCAAATACATCTTTGCCGCCTCTTTCTTGGCCTTGGGTTTCTTGCTGGAGCCAGGCGGTCTTCCCCGACGCTTCTTCCCTCCCTCTGGATTGCTAGGAGTTTCTGTAGTGGTCTTCTCTTCGTCTGACATCTTACGTCTCCTTTCCTAAGTTCCCGTAGGTCCTACCTACCATCCAACAATTACCTTATACCCAACAAAATTAAACTTACACCTACCTATTTGTCTTGACTACGGTTCAGCATAAGCTATAATCATTAGTAAGAAACGTCCGAAAGGGGAGAGCCATCATGTACAGACTAGCCGGGAAAGTCCTAGATGTTTACGATGACCTGAAGATGGACCATCTCAAAGAGAACCTGTCCAAGGTTGGATCTTTGAAATTGGCCCCCGTCGATCAGATCATGAAGCTTCCCAACGACCAGTTCGCGCTGGTCTTTCTCACTAAAACCGGCAGGGCCATTAGAAAATACCCTGTTCACGATTCCGATTCGACTTCGATTTCCAATCTGTACTTCGACAAAATGGCCAGCAAGCTTCCTCCGGAGGCTCGTGCAGTGGCCGCTACATTCCTAAAGAAAGCCTCCGAAAAATTCAAGCTCTCGCCCTCCAAGACCCTTGAGAAGCAGGCGGTCGGCGTGATCAATAGCAACATCGTCGATGTCACCAAGTGTAGCGAAGAGCAGATTGAAGTCAAGTCAAAACACAACGCTCTTGGCGCTGACTACCCAATCGACACTCCGATGCAACTCAAGACTGCGATGGCCTACTTCGATGAAAACGCGCCATTGTTTGTTCCTGCTCATAGGCACAAGTTTGCCAACGCTGTAGTCTCCAGAGCGTCGGAGCTCGGGGTCCCAGTTCCCCAGAGATCTCAGATCACGAAGTACGCTGGATCTAAGTTTGGGAACCTTCTGGACTCCGCCTATCACGAGAGAATGAATCTCGTGGTTCAGGATCATCAGGCTTCCAAGGCTCTTCGTCATCTGTTCGAGAAGAGAGCCAGCATCGGTCCCGATCAGTTTGCTTCCACGCTCGAGAAGTTCGATATTACCATGGGGCTGGATCGGTACTGGGACAGGGGCTCTCTGGGGATCAGAGACCCATTCCGTTCCACTTTTGAGAACATTAAAATGGCGAGTGTTCTCAAGGTCGCTGGTAAGACTGTGGATCCCATGAAGATTCAGAAACTGGCTGGGAGTGAAGCCCTGAAGAGAAACTTCGGGGAAGACTTCTGTCAGAAGTTTTCTGAATCTCCAGTAGAGATCTTTCAGTCTCTGCCTAGGCCAGATCAGGTCGCCATCCTTGGGCTAATTGGGGAGGCCTAGGTGCCTGACTTAGGTGTTGAGGAAATACAAGAAATAGAAAAGGTCAGTTACCAGGGAGATCTCCGTTTTACCAGCGAACGGATAACTCCTTCGGTGCTGGGGGATATCCTATCGGATAAGTACGGCAAGGAATGGCTTGGGTGGACTCCGGAAACCACATACCAAACAATCACGCAGGATTTTCATACCGAGATCCACCCCATAAATAAAGAGAAGTTGAACGCTGTTAAATTGCTACTGCTTACAGACGACTTCTGGAAGGAGTGGCAAGTCTTTGCCCCCTGCATAAAAGCCTTCAATCATCTTATCCCACATTTTGGGATGGCCGACGAATGCTCTCCTGGGGAGATGGCGTGGGGGGTTTCTGAAGCTGACAAGATCAGATCAGAACCATTCTCGGACGAAGTTATTCTCTACGTGCGTGCGAACTGCCTAAACCATGGACTAGTCCTGTATCCTGACCAACTTGCCTTTGCGCAGGGAGACATAGGACCACAGGAGAAGGTCATTCAGGATGCCTGGTTATTGGCTTCCAAGGAACTTAACTTCGTTGTCAAGGAAGACGACCTTGGAATTCAGTTGGCACGTCTTAATAGCATTCGACATTACATCAAGGCGCTTCAGGGCGAATCGGATCAGGTTCTTCTGAAACATGAGAAACGCTGGTAACCACTAAGGAGGTAAGTCATGCCGGTGGGCAATGTGAGTCCAGAAGCGTACATGAGCCAATCGTTCCGTTATCCTAATCCTTTCTTTGACATCGCCTCCACCTATATTCCGCCCACTGTAAAGCTCTTATTCCAGTACACGAAGTACTTTTACTATTCGAACAGCACGATCTCTCCTATTATTTACAAGCTGGCTGAGTATCCGATCACCAACATCATCTACGAGAAGTCTCGTGATGGAGAAGATGTTAACGACAAGACAAAGGAAATTTGGCGCAGATTGATGGAGGACAACCTTCACATTCAGCGCCTGCAGATCGAAGTAAATCTTGACTATTACATCTATGGCAATGCTTTTTTGTCGATCTTTTATCCATTCGTCAGAAATCTGGAATGCCCGAAGTGCAAGAAGAAAACAGTGATTGGAAAAGTCCCCTGGAAGTGGAAGAACTTCAACTTCCTTGGGAATTGTCCTCAGTGCAAAGCTGAACTAGTTCAATTCAAGATTGTGGACGTCCCCATTCGCAATAGAAGTCAAATCTCTATCTGCCGATGGAACCCCATTAACATCGATATTGACTACAACGCTCTCACCGGAAAGAGCACGTACATCTATCACCTCATAGGTAAAGATCGCAAGGCGATTATGCTGGGCAAAAAAGATTACCTTGAGACTGTTCCCTGGCTCTTTATAGAAGCGGTCAGGGATAACAAAGACATCATTCTTGAGCCATCCAATCTTTTCCATTTCCGTCGAGCCTGTTTGTCAGATGCCGACATGGGTTGGGGCATGCCTGTTGTCTTGCCTGTAATCAAGGATGCCTACTATGCTCAGATTCTTAGGAAGGGTCAGGAGGCGATTGCGCTTGATCACATTGTGCCACTACGCATCTTGTATCCTACGGCGAATGCAGAGGTATCCCCATACGTAAGCGTGAACCTTGGAACCTGGAGAGAGAAGGTTGAATCAGAGATTAAGATGTGGCGTCAGGATCCCAATTACATTAGTATCATGCCTATCCCAGTAGGACTTGAGCATGTGGGAGGAGACGCTAAGGCTTTGTCTATTACTCCCGAGCTCAAGTTGGCTGAGCAGCAGATCGCTGGTGGTCTTGGAGTTCCTCTAGAGTTCATAATGGGGGGACTTAATTGGACTGGCAGTTCGATCACCCTGCGCATTCTAGAGAACCACTTCCTTACGATCATCAAATTCCACGACGAATTCCTAGAGTGGCTGACCACCAGAATGAGTCGGTACTTCAAGATCCCCAAGATCCGTTGTCGTCAGGCCAAGTTCAAGATGGCCGATGACATGCAGTACAAGCAACTGATAATGGCCATGCAACAGAGTGGAAACATCTCTGCTTCTACGGTTCTATCCGAGAGCGACCTGAACTTTAGAGAGGAACAGGAGCAGATCAAGAAGGAAAACGAGATCAAGAACCAGCTGCTTGGATTGGTCCAGTTGCAGAACGCAGAGATCCAAGGGCAGATGCAGGTTATCGGTGCCAAGTATCAGGCTCTGGCTCAAATACAGATGCAGAGCGTCATGAACTTGGCGCAAGAGGCCGGAGTCACTCCTTCTATTGGGCAACCTGGTCAACCTGGTGGTGGAGATGGGGTTCCTCCACAACAACCAGGAGCCAAGGGGAAGCCAGGGCAAGCTAAAAAAGCGCAACCCTCTGGCGGGCCTCCGAGTCAGGAAGAAACAGACCAGATGAGTCCGCAGCAGATGACGGTCCCGCAGATGGTGCAGTCATATGCTCAGCAGATCATGGCAATGCCTCCTGAACAGCAACAGTCTCTATTGGCGCAGATGGAAGGCGGAGAAGGACAGATGCCGCAACTGGCGGCTGCAGTCAAACAGTTCATCGCTCAGGCTCAAAAGCCTGCAGTAAACATGAAGCCTTTGCCTGAGCAGAAGCCCCCGAGAAGAAAAGCTGCGCTTGTATGAAAAACATAGGCCGTAAACGTTGTCTTAGGTTCCGCATAGGGACCATGGGCAATACGGCCTATGAAGCTCTTCTTGATGATTCCTTGTGTAAGATTATCAAAGAACAAGTATATAACTCGTATGAGGAAGTCTTCGTCGTCGTTTGGTTTGAAGATATGAATCTTGAACCTTTTGACCCAACAAAGTTCGCTCCTAAAAAAGCAAAGAAGACAGAAGAATTGGAGGACGAAGATGCCCAACCAGAAGTTTCTGGTGAGCAGCGTCCACCCAATCAAGCTTAAGCTCGCCATTGATGATGCTGATGTAGCTCTAAAGAGCTTCTATAAAAAGCTTGTCAACTTGCCGAAGTCTCATATCATGCCAGAGCTCGAGGAAGTTGTCAGGCGCGTTGGACTTACGGCCTATGCTTCTGGATCTGAATACGCAAGAAGCTTCTTCCCTATGGAAAAACTGGGGTGGATCCCTGATTACGATTTCAATGATGACATCAAAAAACTTTTAGCAGGACTAGACGTAAGGCCCTCAAAAGGGATTATGGACGAGATCTACAAAGCCATGGAAGAAGGATCTGGGCCCCCAGTGGAAAAGCTTGCTCCTAAGCTAGGGTACGAAACCGCCAAGTCAGTTGCTCGAACCGTGATCATGAACATCTATGCAAAGGGGGCCCTTCTCAAATGGCATGAAGATGGGATAGAACATGTCAAACGATTGGCGGTCGAGGACCGAAAGACCTGTCCTGTCTGTAAAGGGTTGAATGGCCTAGAATACTCAGTGGCTGATTTAATTGCCAAGTACAACCCACAATCTTTCGATACCCATGAAAACTGTAGATGTACGTTTATTCCCATCATTAACATTTCTACATACGCTCCCAAAAAGGATAAGATGCCGTTAACTCTGAATATAAAGGCAGGAGGCAACGAAGCAGAAGACGTTCCTATCGAATACGCCCAGGTACTCCAGGAGACGCTAGGACGCTCTAGGTTGCCATTTAAAGTCAAGTTCGACTCTTCGATCCACTCAGACTACGAACGTCAGAATGGGACCCTTCTCATTCATCCAAAGACTTTGGCAGATGAGGATCCCAGAGATATCATCTATCAGGAAGAGGCTGAGGATCTGTGGCCAAAAGCTATGGCCCGAATGTCCAAAGAATACGTTCCATTAGTACGTAAAGGATTTGCTAAGTCAGCCAAAAGCTGGGATAACGAACACGAGCTATTTGTTAATAACTTCACAGCGTATAAACTTGGCCAGCTAGATAATGATCTGTGGAGTCAGGTATTTTTCAGATCCATTGAAAGTACTAGTTAAGAAAAAACAAGACCGGAGGACTGGTCTTGTTCTCTCCGGATACTCTCAACAGAAGCTATTAGCTCCTGGAAAGCATCCTGCCCACCCCACTCCGTAGGAGGTCCGATCTCGAGATGCGGCCTCCCCTTACCAAGAGATGTCCACCCTTGCCGATTCTCAGCACGGGTTTGGTTTTCGGAACCGGGGAATTTGTTCTTAAGCTTGATGTTGAGGAATTTCTATTTACGTCCTGTTGATTTTTTCCTAGTTGCCCAGAAGCTGGCAGTGATTGGACTTTTGCTGCATCCCACCCTG